TTAGAAAGAGAGAATGCTCTCTTGAATGGTTACTTGGATAGTATGGGAGTCTTTACAAACCCCCGTATTATTTGGGCTGCCATCCCATGGTCATTTGTTGTTGATTGGTTTGTCGGCATAGGCCGATTTCTCCAAGACAACTTTTCCATGCGTAACATAGAACCGAAAACACATATTATATCGTACACCTATAGCTTCAAGGTACGCAGGTCGGTCACTACTCGTATGAGTATGACCGGATCAACCTACGGACCTAGTTGCGTTGGTGTACCAATATGTAGTGGATATGAGGAAGCGTATATACGTGTACCTCATAAACTTGACATATATCGCTCACTTCGAGTGAGTGGCCTAGACCCGGAAGAGTTTAGGCTCAGCACTGCGTTACTCGGTACATTTATCCGAGTCCCGCACTAACACACGCCTACTTGTGAGTAGGCCTAGCCGACCGTCTAGTTAAACGGCCAAACTGCATGTTAGCTACAGTACTTAACACTAATGAAGTGAAGGACCGCGCTGGTTCGGAAGTTGAATTCGAACGGCGCAGTACCGATCTGTCTGCATTGGAATTCAAGGCTATCCTTGAAACTCCATCGGCTCCCCACAGGCTCAAAGTGAGCCATACTGAAAGTGGGTCCGGTGCTGACCTCACGCGACGTTCCATGACTCGTATCGATAAAACCTTTATCGGTACGTCTGGAAAACCGCGCACGGTCAGTGCGTATACAGTTGTTGCCATTCCCACTGGGGACATGGCAACATACGACGAGGCCAAGAACGTTCTCGCAGAACTAACTAGTTTCATCGCCACAACTGGCGCTGGGACTACTGTTCTGTTTGACTGCTCTGGCAACGGCGCTTCGGCATTGATTAACGGTAGCCTGTAGTAACTTCAGTGTTACTACGGAGTTAGTAAACTTGTGTTTACACCCGTTAAGCATCCTTCTATCCGTCGGGTTTGTTGTTTCGCACTTTGCGGCGTAATTGCCGTATTAGTATTGAACGGTTGCACCTTTGAGAAGTTTCTCATTGAGGGA